GATAGAATTAGAGATGTATGATAATGATGGAAATTTAATTGGAGAAGGAGCACCAGACGATGTACTTTGATAGTAAACCTTTATTTGTAAATTTACCTATAGATGAAGCAATAGTAAGTGCGGAAAGTATTTTAAATGCTCGAGCTGAAGCTATGTCAGTTTTTTCTGCTGAATTGAACGGTAAAACAGTATTTGATGTAGGATGTTGTAATGGAAGATTTTCTGCTTGGTGTTTAGATCAAGGAGCTACTCATGTTCATGGTTTAGACATAGAAAGCAGTTATATAACTAGTGCTGAAAATATTATGCCTAATTATTTCACAGCTGATAAATACACTTTTGAAGTAGGAGATATAAATAATTATACTCCAATATCAACTTATGATATTGTTACTTTATTTAGTATTTTATATTTTGGTAATTGGGAAACTCAAATAGAAAAAGCATGCTCTATGGCAGATACAATATTAATAGAAACATCTTGGAGTGAATATGCTCCGCAAGAAGGTATAATTAATAAATTCAACTCTTTAAACTACACTTTAGAATATTTAGGAACAGATTCAGAAGAAAGAGTAATGTTTATAGCGAAAAAAGGAACTTAATATGGAACAAGTTTTACTTTCAGGATTACCAAGATCAGGATCTACTGTATTATGCGGTTTACTAGCTCAAAATCCAGAAATAAATGTGACAGAAGCATCAACATTATTACCTCTTTTAATGAATGTTAGAGAATGGTGGTCAAATGCTCCTAAAAACAAAGTCACATCAAAACAAGAAAAACTTATACCAATCTTAAAATCTATTTTTGAAGCATATAATAATGGAAATCATACTGTAAATATAGATAAAGATAGAAATTGGCCATTTTATTTAGATTTGTTAGACAATTTAACTGATAAACCTATTAAAATAATATGCACAGTAAGACCTCCGTTAGAATGTGCTGCTTCTTTTGGTAGATTATATGAAAAAGAGCCAGAAACTTATACTCAATTAGAAGAAATAGTTAGTTCTACAGGATTTACTACATTAGATAGAGCTAAATCAATGTTAAATCCAGAAGGATCAATAGGAAAAGCATATTCTGCTCTTTTTGAAGCATCTGTAGTTCAAAATAGGCATGAAAATATGTTATTTTTAGATTATCATAAATTATGTTCTAATCCTAAAGAGCAATTAACAAGAATTTATGAATATCTAGATATAAATGTATTTGAAAATCATAATTTTGACAAAATAACTAATGCTGAAGAACAAAATGATTTAAATTATAGAACTTTTAGTAAAACCCATAAAATTGAACCTAAATTAAGAGAAGGTAAAAGAGATTTAGGTAGATTAAATATGTTTAGTAATGAATTTAACTGTGAGGAGTTCTGGTCATCATGGATATAATAGATTGGAGCAGAAAAATAGGAAATCATGATTCTTCTGAAATTATGAAGTTTATTTCTTCATTACCTGCAGAAGATTGGAATGAATTTACTGAGAGACAAACTCGATTTACTTTTCATAAATATACTGAATGTATACCAGCTTTATTTCCTGATAGATCAGAGTGGCCAAAAGTAAAATTAGAAACTTTTAAACATTCTGAAAAATTATCTCAACTTTGTGAAAAAGTATGTTTAGATGTTGCAGGATTTTACAATAAATCATTTAGAGTTACTACGGCTATGATTGTTAAAATGCAAGGTAATTCTGAAATTGAATCTCATACTGATACTCATCCTTATTTTGGTGAAACTCACAGAGTTCATTGGTGCTTAGAAGGTGATTATGAAAATATGCATTTTGTGATAGCTGGTAATAAAATACCGATGATGAAAGGTGATGTTATTGAAATAAATAACAGATTACCTCATCATGTAATATACGATGGTGATTCTCCTCGTTATAATATGATAATAGATTTTGGAGAAAAAATATGATAAAAATTTTAGTCATGGGATTACCAGGATCAGGAAAGACTACTTTTTCTAACTCATTAAGAAATTTTTTTAATGAATCTAGATCTATTAATTGTGTTGAACATCTTAATGCTGATAATATAAGAAAAAAGTTTAATGATTGGGATTTTAGTAAAGAAGGAAGAATAAGGCAATCTTTAAGAATGAGTGATTTATTAGAAGAATCTACTGTTGAATACACCATAGCTGATTTTATAGCTCCTTTACCAGAAATGAGAAAAAATGTAAAAGCAGATTGGGTGATATGGTTAGACACTATTGAACATAGTAGGTATAAAGATACTGATGATATGTTTATAGCACCTAAACTTTATGACTTTAGAATACCTGAACAAAATTCTGCTAAATGGGCATATTATGTAGGAATGAATATTTTAGAAAATAAAAGAAGACCTAAATTTGATTGGAAGAAAGAAACTGTTCAAATGTTAGGTAGATGGCAACCTTGGCATAAGGGACACAGAGCTTTATTTGAAAAAGCTATAGTTAAAACAGAACAAGTAGTTATTCAAATAAGAGATTGTAACGGATGGAAAAATTCTAATCCTTTTAATATAAACCAAATAGAAAATAGTATAAGAAAAGATCTAGATCCTTTATACCAAGGTCAATATGAAATACAAACTGTTCCTAATATTGTTAATATTACATACGGTAGAGATGTAGGTTATAAAATAGAAAAAGAAGTTTTAAATAAAGAAATTGAAAATATATCTGCTACCAAAATTCGTGAGGAGATGAAATTATGAGTTACACAATGACTTATGATAGTTTATTAGTAGATCTGAGAAGATATTTAGAAAGAGGGTTTACTCAAGATAGCGATCAAATAGTTTTTGATCAACTCCCTAGATTAATAACTTTAGGAGAAAGAAGAATAGCTAGAGAACTTAAGATAGAAGGATTCATAAGAGCAGTTAATCTGCCGTTAGCCGTAGGTGTTTCAACTTATCTAAAACCTGATAGATGGAGAGATACTACTTCTATGACTGTTAACGGAACTGCCATCCAAGCACGATCGTATGAATACTGTAGGAACTATTGGCCAAATGAAGCGGAAACAGGTACCCCACAATTTTATGCTGATTATGATTATCAACACTGGTTAATAGCTCCTACACCTAATTCTACAAATAATTTAGAAATTTTATATTATGAACAACCTGCATTATTAGGAGATGATTTTCAAAGTAATTGGTTAACTGAATATGCTCCTGATGTTTTATTATATGCTGCTTTATTAGAAGCTACTCCATTTTTAAAAGATGATGAAAGAATTCAAACATGGAGAGAATTATATGACAGAGCAGCACAAGCATTAGCAGGGGAAGATTTATCTAGAATTATGGATAGAACAGCAACAAGGAGTGAAGCATAATGCCTACTTATACCGATGTATTTGGCGGAGCCAACATTTACCCAAGTGAAATAAGTTACAGTTCAGTAGCTTTATCTTCTAATATCACATTATCTTGGCCAGAAGAAACTTCCACTAATGTTAATTTAGCTACTAGGATAATAGATGTTACGCCATCTACTAGTTCTTTAAATATAACCTTACCTGATGCTACTAAAAGCGGTACTGGTAATACTATTTTATTTAACAATAAAGGAAGTGATACTTTTACAGTAAATAATGCTGGAGGAGTGCAAGTAGCAACTATTGCTGCAGGTCAAATATGGCAGATATATTTAACAAATAATACTACTGTAAATGGTTCTTGGCAGATCCTTCAATATGGGGCTACTACTTCAAGTGCTAATGCTTCTGCTTTAGCAGGTACAGGTTTAATAGCAGTGGGTTCTTTACTTTCTCAAGCTGTTCCTATAACAGGATTTAATAGTGATTTCAGTGCCAATGCAGATTCTAGAGCTATATTTTATAATTGGACAGGAGCAGGAGGAACTTTAACTTTACCTGATCCTTCTGTAGTGAATGATAACTGGTTTATATATTTAAGAAATTCAGGAACAGGAGCAGTTGTCGCTAATCCGCCAGGAGTTGTTTTAATTGATGGAAGCAGTGATTTATCTTTCCAACCTGGTGAATCTGCTATTATTGCTTGTGATGGCACTAACTTTTATACCATAGGTTTTGGTCAATCTGCTACCTTTGCTTTTGATTATACTGTTATTGATATTTCAGGAACTGGTGATTATACTTTAAGTGGTACAGAATTAAATAGAGTAGCATATAGATTTACAGGAACTTTAACTGGTAATAGAAATGTAATAATACCTGCAACTGTTCAACAATATTGGATAGATAATAGAACTACAGGAGCATACACTTTAACAGTAAAAGTTAGTGGTCAAACTGGAGTAGTTATTGCTTCAGGAGTAAGAGGTATATTTTATTGTGACGGTAGTGATATTCTTGATGCTGACACTGCTTCAGTCTCTTTACCACTGCAAATAAGTCAAGGTGGTACAGGAGCAACAACTGCTGGTGCTGCTCTTATAAATTTAGGTATAACAGCTACAGGTACAGCTTTATTTACAGCAGCAGATACTGCAGCAGCATGGAGTGCTTTAGGGGTAGCTCCATCTGGAGTAATTAATGGAGGTACATTCACATAATGCCTATTCAAACTGCTGTATTAAAATCTAGTCCTGGTATAAAAAGGGATGGTACTAAATTTGAAGGTGATAACTACACTGATGGGCAGTGGGTTCGCTGGCAAAGAGGTTTACCTCGTAAAATGGGAGGTTATAAAACTACTCAAAAATCTCTTCAAGAAATAAGTAGAGGTTTTTCTACTTTTACTCAAATGCAATTTGTTTATTGTCATTCAGGAGGAACATCTTCTTTAGAAAGATTTACGTTAGATGCTACTGGAAATAGCTCTGTAGTTACAGATAGAACACCAAGCAGTTTAGTAGTAGATGATAACAATTATTGGATGTTTGATGTTATATATGATTCTTCTACTAATCAAAATTATTTAGTAGCATCTGTTGCTCCTAATGGTCACTGTATATGTAATGATCAGGGAGGTCAAATTTTTTACGGAGAAATATTAGGTACAGGATTGCTTTCCCCTATAACTTTACCTGCTAATTCTAATGTAACTGGAGGAATAGTTAGTTTACATCCTTATTTATTTTATTATGGAACAGATGGAGTAGTAGGGTGGTCAGTACCAGGAGATCCTACAGATTTAACAGGTACAGGTTCTGGTTTAGCTAGAGTTTGGGGTCAAAAAATTATAAAAGGTTTACCTATGAGAGCAGGTTCAGGAACTGCTCCTGCAGGATTATTTTGGGCATTTGATGCAGTTTTAAGAGCTACTTTTACAGGAGGAACTACTATATTCCAATTTGATGTAATAGCTACAGGCACTTCAATCATGTCTCAATTTTGCGTAGTAGATTATGATGGGGTATTTTATTGGGCAGGAGTAGATCGTTTTTACATGTTTAATGGAGTAGTTAGAGAAGTACCTAATAGTATGAACTTGAATTACTTTTTTGATAATATAAATGTAGATGCCCAATCAAAGACTTTTGGTTTTCAAGTACCAAAATATGGTGAAATATGGTGGTGTTATCCTAAAGGTACAGCTACCGAATGTACTCATGCGGTAGTTTACAATGTTAGAGAAAATACTTGGTATGATACAGAATTACCTAATGATGGAAGATCAGCTGGTCATTTTAATAATTCATTTGCTGCTCCAGTTTTAACAGGTATTAAAGCATCACCAGTTTCTGTAGATCCTATTACTACTTTCGCTGTCACAGTTTCTAATCCAGGAAGTGGTAATAAATATTTTATAGACGGAGTTCAACAACCTACCTTAACTTTAACTGAAGGAAATACATATAAATTTGATCAGTCTGACTCTACAAATGGAACTCCTTCTTCTCATCCGTTAAGACTTTCAACAACCTCAGATGGTACACATAGCGGAGGAACAGAATATACTACAGGAGTTACAGTAGTAGGTACTCCAGGAAATGCTGGTGCATATACAGAAATAGTAGTTCCTACAGGAGCACCTACTTTATATTATTATTGTTCTATTCATTCAGGAATGGGTGGTCAAGCTGATACCCCTGCTAGAACAGAAGGTTATAAAGTATGGCAGCATGAATTTAAAGTAGATGAATATGACGGTAATACAGTAAGACCTATACAGTCCTTTTTTGAAACTTCAGATTTATCTACCTTAATTACAGGAGAAAATAGATATTTAAGAATAACAACAATTGAACCAGATTTTGTTCAAAATAATGAGATGACGGTAACAGTTACAGGAAGAGCTAATGCTAGAGCACCTGAAGTTATAGGAACAACTTTTACTTTTCCTGCTGATGCGACTCAACCATATGAACAAATAGTTATGTTAAAAGAACAAAGAAGAGAGTTAAGAATTAAATTTGAGTCTAATGCTTTATATGGTGATTATCAAATGGGACAAATAATAGGTCATTTTGATAGCGGAGATGGAACGGATTTAGGATGACGGTAGGATTAAATACAGGATTAAGTGTAACTCTTCCAGTAGGAATAAGTTTACAAGAATGGGCGGATGCTTTAATTACAGATTTTAGTAATTTTGGCGCATACTCACCTTTAACAGATCCTGATAAATGGCAAGATTGGGCAAGTCAATATAATAGAGCTACTAATTTAGTAGAAGATTTTCCCGATCCTTATAATTACGATAAAACAGAGTGGAGAGAATGGGCAGAGAGATTTGTTCAAACAACATTATGAAGTATATTGGTTATAATGAAGAAGATAAAGCTGAAAAATGGGCAAGTAATAAATTAGGAGTTAAATCTTCTCCTGAAATATTTAGAGCATTATCTTCATTGAACAATAAAGGTGATTTAGCCTGCGTTATATTATTGACTAATTTCACAAAAAGAAATATAGACATTAATATAGCAGCTGAAGGTAATTCTTGGGCTACACCTAAAAATACAATTTTAATGTTTAATGGTTTATTCAAAATGGTTTTTGATGAATTAAAAGCAATAAGAGCAACTGCATTAATTGCAGAAAGTAATATTTCGTGTATAAAATTAGTAAAACATGTAGGATTTGTTAAAGAGGGAGTTATGAGAAAAGCATATGATAATGATGAAAATATGCATATTTATAGTTTCTTAGCTAATGAATATCATGAACATAAATGGTATAGGAGTTAAAATGATTAAAGAAACTATTTTAGAATTAGCTAGTCAAAGACCAGAAGAGTTTGGTAAGGGTATAGATATAATTTCATCTGAGCTAAGTACTACTCCAGTTGTTCCAGAAGATCTTACAGAAGCTATTTCAATGTTAGAGTTAGCATTGCAAAATCCAGAAACTTATCCAGAAATGGTTCAAGCAGCAATAGCTGATGGCTTAATTGATGAAGGAGATGCCCCTGCT